TCCTGAAGTAATAATAATCCCTAACAAATCATTGATTTGAAAATCAGGATCTGTACCATTATTTCCGGTGCGCACAAATAAAGACACCTATATCCTCCAAGCTATTTCAAGGCCAACGACGGGGCTCTCAGTAGGTGATCCCAAAGACCAGTGATCAGGTGGCTCTCTGGGTAATAAAAAGCGAGTTTAAGATCAGACATTTTTCACGCTGGTAGATTGTAGGTTAGAGAAAGTCTATCGTCCCAAACCTGATCAAAAGAAGTACTACTATTGGCATATAACTTGATCAATTCCTCATCGCCACCGCCACTTTCATCTAAACGATAGATTCTCCATGAAGCTGCTGAGGTTGCAGTTCCAGGGGTGGCCTCCCCTACGTAGGTTAACTTGCCAGGATTAACCTCATCTAATAATAATACTAATGGCGTCGTTCCCATCTCTACTGCCTCCCAAGAAGTTCCATTTCCAATATACAACTGATTAGTTGTTGTGTCATAGAAGAACTCCCCTAATCTGGTTTCAGCAGGAAGACTACTGGCCTGTGGAGAGGTTAAGCGTCCGTCTGTTAAATCCCAATCATCACCAATAAGATCTTGGAGAATCATGTAGTCAGCTATATAAGCGTCTGCTCTTTCTCCTAGGATTCCTGTCTTGGACCACTCAAGTCCAGAAGTGGTGATAGCGTCGTATAGATCTTGTGAGTCTCTTAATCTCCTAGCATTGAACTGACCATCATCAGCAGGGCTATTAATGGCTTGATCTGGATCAGAAGCAGATATTAGTAGCCAACCAGATGCAGTGGGAACTGTAAGCCCAAGATCATCTACATCAACAGATGGGTCTGTTCCAGTGTTTCCTGTTCTTACATATAGTCTAGTTGCCATATCAGGTAACTCTCCATGCTACTTCGATCCAGGTGTGAGGATCATTAGCTGTGCCTTCAATATAAAACTGTAGCAAATCACCCTGACTAAAGTCTATGTTAGTAGATACATCCTGGTTTCCCAATCCTGCTGTTACAGCTAGAGATGTAAGATTTGTTACAGATCCATTCTTTCTAACCCTGAGTGTGAAAGTATTGGTTTTGCTATTCTCAACGGAGACCATGGTTATAGTTCCCTTTCGAGCCATTCTTATTCCTGTCTTTTGAAGATTAACCCCATCTTCTGTGAATAAAAGAACGTTCTTAGCTTTTCCCCTTTTACCACCTGCAAAAGTATTTCTCGCTATTGTTAAGGTCTTGTTGCCCCGTGTTGGGTCTATGTACACGGGATAACCATTTGTTATTATCAGGTCACCAGTAGTGCTGTTACCATCAACGCCGATAATCTCGTGCATTAAGATATGGTCAGATATTGCCTTACTGTTTATCTTAGACATTAAAGAGTGGCCCCTATGGTAGGGAACTCACTTAGGCCAACGATTAAATCATTTTCTAAATTCTCATCATCACGACCATCATATGTAACTGATAATATATCATTACTAGATCCGTTCATTACGAAGTCGTCATAACCTCCAAGCATCAGAACAGAATCAACAACTCTACTTCCACCCATATCGAGATTGAACCTCTGGAAGCTTACTGATAAGTGTAGTCCGCGTTTTCTTCGTTCAGCTAAAGATCCATATTCACCTGGAATACTAGTAGGATTAGCTTCTCGTTTTTCATTTACACTAATGCAGTGAACACCAATGACCTTGCCATTAGAGTTCTTATAGATACGAGTTATTGTATCCAGTAGTGAAGTTCCTACTTGTCCCATTAGACATCAATCCAAAGTTTGTTTCCGCTTACTGTTAGTATTTTAGCTATAGGCCCATCTACAGATGTGATCGATAGGTTTGGGTGATCGATAACTGGTTCTGCTGTTACCTGCACTGTTAGATCTGAAATAGTAGCAGGATCGATATTGTCGTTGAATTCAACACATATCCTATCGTAGGCTTCTGGTTTGAGATTAACAGCTAAGTCTGCAGGGGTATTGCTTAAGACTTTAAAATCTATAGTTGGCAATAGGGCAGCGGGAATAGGTATTCCAGTAGGGGATGTTGCGGTCTCACCTGCTACTGGGACGATTGTTCCTCCACCTGTTGTGAAGCTAAATGTTTGGTGACCTTCAAAGAATTCAGGATCTTTTAATACAAAGGTCCACTCGTCTCCAGTCTGATAAGTTCCTTCTTCAAATCGAATATTCGTACCTTTAATAAAGTTAAGTGTATTGATATGCGTAAAGGCTGGACCGTGAAGATCCATAGGTACACTATCTAACCACCACTCAGTTTGAGCTTCTGCTAGAATGCCAGATGTGGTTACTCGAATATTTACCGTATCTGTAGTTAATCCACCAGTGTAAGTTCCATCTACGACAGGTACACCTGTTGAGGTATTACCTCCTGCAACTACAACATCAAAGACAGATCGGTTTTTCGCACCAAAGTCATCACCATCTGTTAGGTCTTCATCACCAACAATATGAACAATATACTCAGTATCTGGAGCAAAGGGTTTATCAGGTAAGAAGGTTACTCTAGTCTTATAGAGTGTTCCTAAACCAGTAGTATCTGTTGTGCTGACTGGTAATCCAGTAGAGGGATCAAGTCTCTCAAAAGTATACGTACCAGGAACAATGCCCTTGTACCCTGGACTTTCTAGGATTGAGGTTTCTGCGCCTTGTTGAAGAACGTCTGGTATATATGAATTGTAAATTATCTCATCTGTATCTGGACCTTCTACTATAATAGTATTTGCTAAGCACTCTTCGTCCATAGCCCTGTTGAAAGTAATACGAATACTATCAGTTAAGATAGTGCCCACAGTGTTATCTGCAGGAAATACACTTTCTACAATGTCAGAGATTAAAGTCATTCAGGAATCAGCTCCTATTCATCTGTTACTTCCAGGTCAGTAAAGTCATCTTCTGTTGCGGGTCTTACAACAACCTTTCGTTCATCTTGATCTGTTACTTCAGATACAAAATCACTATTGATTGCACCTACACGTACAGGGTTAAGTTTATCACCAACATCCTCAGTGCCAATCTTTTGGGTTACAAGACTCTGTAGATGATCAAGCCTGTCGTTCACAACCTTTAGTAAACTGCTTCTAGGTTTCTTTTTCAACTGCTCTTGAACCTTAACAGCTCTAAGTAGTTGAAAGTTATTACTACCTTTTAAGTCTTTTTTGAGACTTGCCATCGGTAGCTTTAGTAGATTTTTAATCTTTTCCTCTTCTGCATCTTTATTAGGATGAACAAGTGGTTTCTGATCTTGAACTGCTGGTTTAGAAACTTGAATTACTGCACCTTTAGTTTCTTTATTCACGTTATCTACTTTAACTTTTTTAAGAAAATGTGCATTATTGATCCAGCCCTTTTCCTCTTCTGACAAGGTCGCAGGGTCAAAGGATATGGGTCCTCTATCTTCTATACTTAAGTGGATCTTCCCAGGCACTATGAATAGGGGTGCTTCATCTAATTCAATCGTTGGCATATTGTCAGTCATTATTACTCCTATAAAAAACAAACGCGAGGGCGGTTAAGCCACTCGCGTTCATTATACCTAATTGTTAGTAAGCTGTCAGCTTAAAGAACACTATCAGTTGGGCCGATTGGTCCTAGGCTTGAGCTAGCTACATTAAGTGTTGCTTGAGCTGGGAGAACAACTTCGTTTGGAACGACGTGTACGTTCTTCATAGTTGCAACAGCTTGTCCTTCGTGAAGGATAGCGATTGCATAACGCTCGCGCAATTTGATTTTCTTAATTTCAACTTTTGGATCGTTGAATTCTTCGGTAGTAATATCCTCATCTACGATAAGGGCGCCAAGTTCAGAACTATCAAACATGTAAATGTCAGTTAGTCTAGTACGTGGATCGAAAGGTACGAATGGGGATACTACAATCCTGAAGTTCATACCTAAGTAACTAGGTAGTGCTGGAGCGCTGTTCATTGTCTGAGAGAACTCAGTCAAGCTACTTGGAGTAGCAACGCCTGTGCCATCGCCAGGGGCGATAACGTTTTGACCAGCACCGCTTCCAAGTCCGCCCTGTGAGGCTTGTGGATTAAACTGCTGATTAACCTGACCAGTATGATTAGCGAAGAAAGTTCCGCCGCCACTCATAAGAGCGAACATACGTAAGGTTGGATCCTTGACAAACATGATCCAGGTTAGTGGATGCATAAGCAAGGTATTTGGCATAAAGCCCTGTGTCATAACCTGACCGAAGCAATCGAAAACGTCATCCATGGTTACAGAACCATTTGGAGCGCCATCTAGGCCTCGTCCAGTAGTAACACCCTTCACAGATTGTGCTGGAGTTACGTTATCAAAGACAGTAACACCCACAGAACGGATCATATTAAAGATCTTTTGTTCTTTGTGGCGTGCTAGTGCCCTACCGGCTGCACGGAGATGCATACCAATTACATCGAATTGGCTGTAACGAACCATCTCATCAGTAACTTTAACGGCTACACCGCTTTTACCGATTGTGGCTGTTACGCTGCTTCCGCCCATTGCGAGTCTCTGTTCTGGGTACTCTTGCCCTTCTCCGATATCAGCTGCGACCAAGGCACCAACGGCTGGGAAGGTGATGGTTTGACCATAGCTATATTGAATTCGCTGAAGTAAAGAAGTTCCCACAAGAAGAGGCTCTTGTGCTTCACGCACTACATTGCTCATTACTTTTGGTAAAAGCATAGGTGCGTCTGGAACAGATAGTGCGTCACTAAGACGTACCAATCCGCCAGAGATAGAATCACGACCCGTACGCCACACATATTCCATCTGGGCTGCGTCGTTAATCTTAAGCTCATCTATTGACATAAAATCATTCATTCTCTGTTACCTCCCCTTAGAACCTAGTTAGGTTGATACGTACTACAGTGTCTGCAGCGCCAGCATAGTGGACATTACCACGTGCTCCACCAGTAGCTGTACCAGGCATCTCGTCAAGTTGACCAAGATAAGCAGGTTTACCACCAGTAGCATCAGTGCTAATTGCAGGATTGTACGCAGTACGTACTCTTTCAAGTAAGTCTTTAGGACCGACATCGCGATCTAAGACCTGTCCAACGATAAGACCCATAGCACGAGCGACATTAGCGGATTCGTCTCCACCAGAAGTGTCGCCTATGTATAGGTTAGCGGCGGATGCCAAGCGGAGGTTAGAGTCTGCATCAAAAGTGAGCAAGTCTCCGCACTTGAGGTCGCCAACAGCACTTGCAAATGTCGAAACAGTTGAAGGCGCAGCAGCGTAATGGCTATAAGTTAGTGTGATACCAGTTGGTTGAGAGGTTGCATATACAGTAATGTCACCATTAACAGTATCTACATGCCAATCACCACTAGCTACAACTTCTGCTTCAGTGGCTTTCTGATTAACAAACAATGTAGCCGAAGCTCCACCTGCAAATGCCATTGCAGTACGTTTGGTACTAGTAGCTAATGGAATATTAGCAACTGGATCAGATTTAGAAACATTAGCAACTGGAACACCAAATGAAAGTGCTTCAGCCGTAGTCGTAGCAGGAACAAGTGGTAGTTCTAATACGTAGTCACACAGGATGGCTACCTGATGCTGCATATTATAGTTGTGATTTTTGTATAGAGCTGGGTTAGAACCATCTCCACCTGCCCATTGAAGATACGCATAAGGAGCGACTCCAACTGGCTGAGAGATGCTGATTGCAACACCGGAAACACCAAGGAACCCAGCAGCGTCAATTTCTGCTGCAGTATATCCACGAGTAGATCCAGCGTCAGTAAGTTCTGCTGTAGTAACAGCAGCACCTGTTGCAACGTTGATCGTTCCAGCGGTTACGTCCCGAGTGGTATAGGTAACAACGTCACCCGATCCAGCTAGTTCAGCTGGAATTTTTAAACCCGCAGGAACAAGATCACCGTTAGGGTCACAAGCTACAACTTTACCTGGCATAATCACGAAATAATTTTCATAATGCTTATCAGCGAACTGGACAGGCAGCCATTCAGCTGGTCTGTATTCAATCGCTGGGCGAACACCTTCAGAGTGTTCAACATTAGGAAGAATATTCCCTACGTGATCCCAAGTCTTGTGATTAGCCTCATATTGGCCAAAAGCGTTAAAAGACATATTCTTTCTTCCTCCTCTTAGTTATCAAGATCTGGCTTTGGTTGAGCGAAACCCCTTGCAACTGCATCTTTATAAAAAGATTTAGCTTTTATTGGGTTCTGCTCCTGAACTAGAATACGGCGATATTCATTGTCTGCCCAGTCTTGCGATCGGAAAGTAGGCTTTGTGTCTACCTGATCTTTAGTTTCCTCAGTAACGGAAGGCGTTGTTACCTCAGTTGGATTGTCTACGGTTTCTTTAGGTGTTCTAGAGAGTCCGTCATTGACTTTATCAGCAATGCGAACCATGTCAACCTTCCCTGAAATTGTTTCTAGTGAATTGTCAAGTACCTCATCGCTGATTTTTGAAAAATTATCCTTAAGATCGTCGGTAAGCGTACCTTCTAATGTGTGTAAGTTCTCAAGTCTTGCAATCTTCTGACTACGTAAGCTGTGATTAGCATTTACGAGTTGGTCAGTTAAGACTTCAATGTCTGAGTATGTTGCACGCAACTCTTGGCGAAGAGCAGTTAATTGGTCATTCTTGTTTCCAAGCTTGTCTTCAAGCCTAGTTGACTCTGCAACTTGAGCATCGAATTCATCCTGAACAACAACTAATCCAGTAAGAGCTAAGGCCTTGCGTAGACCATCTTCACCAATGCGTTCTGCAAGTGAGATAATCATCTGCTTTAACTGGTTAATCTCTTTATCCTTAAGAGCGGGTGCTTCGTCCATGGACTCTTCATCCCAGGGGTTTCCATACAGTCCAAGATCAAGAGTATTAAGAACTGAGCGTACAAGGTCTGCTGTCAGGCGAGAATCCTCTACTTCTTCAGGTGTTTCCTTGGCAGAGTCTTCAACTTTCGAGTCGGACTCTACACAATCACACCCCATTGCTTTCGCTTTTCTGGAGACAGAAGTATACACACTGCTTTTCTTAGCCGATTCAACTGTTGAGCTGTCCATTAGTTTCAAAACTGCATTAACATGAGCACAGTCTACAACAGGCAGGGACATGTCTGGTCCGCAGAACGAACTCTTTGGCAACTTCTCACGGTCCTCAACCGAGAGCTTGTCTTCAAGCAACTCATTAAAAGCATCGTTAAGCAAGAGGCTTTCTTCGTCTGTTAAGTTAAAGTCATAGGATTGACCGTCTTGAACGCTAAAGATCTTATCCAGAATAGGGAGGACATCACCTTTAGATTCATTGTCATCCTGAATGACTTCTTTGTTTGTTTCTGAGCTATCTTCGGAGTCTGCAACTGTTTCAGCTGTGTCTTTAACCTCAGCTTCTACCTTAGCGTTTTCCTCTGCTTTTACAGTGGGCTCATCTCCACTCTCTTCAGAAGTTTTAACTTCATCTTTGACTTTGTCATCATCGGCCTTGGTATCAATATCCATTGCAGAATCCTCCTTGTGAAAGTAATCAGCGACAGGATACAAGAACATGCTTGCTTTTTTATCCTTTACGCTATCCAAAATACCATTTGATTCGATAGATAGAACACCTGAATGTCGATCAGCTGGAGTATTAACAAATGAATATTCGTCATAATCCAAGCTACCGGCAATAACAAAACACTTCTTGTCTTCATATACCTTTCCAGGTCTATGACCACAGTGTTCCTCATCTAACCAATTAGTACTACAAATGGAACATACGGCTTTGTCAGATATAGCTCCAACAGAACCGGTTAAGAATCTACCATCTAAAACTTTTTGGATGGCATCTGGGTCAGTAATATCGGCTGTTAGTTCAATGAAACCAACGCCACGATAATGCTTATCACCTAAGACACTATCTATTAGCTTAACCATTTGTAATTTTTCAATAAAAGATTTATCACTACCGCAGAAGTCTTTCCAAAAGTCAGAGTCAGCACGGCCAATATCCTTCTTTCTGGAATCTCGCAGTACGTGATTTTTGAACCTATCCACTACTTGACCAACAGTCTCTACATATCTTGATTGGACTACGCGACCAACTGGATCTTTATGATCTTCGTGGTGTACCTGGATTGGTTTTGGATATAGTTCAGTAAATGTTTTTGCGCCATCTCGCATCTTATCTGGTAAGTAGAATCCGTTATTTCTAGTTACGAGACCTGCATGAGTGGCAGCTAGTCTAATAACTAGGCCATTACCATTTACTTGAGTAGGTTGAACAGTCTCTGTTCCTGGCTGGGTACCTAATCCAGAAGGATGGGGTTCGCCAGTTTGGGGCTTAAAGGCGCCCATATAATCATCTTGTACTTTTTCAAAAGACTGCTGGTTGTAATCTAGAACTTTAAAATCTACTTGATCGCTAAATTCCCAACCTCTATCAGTTTTTCGTCCATTATCAATGCTCATATATAAGTCTACTCCTTATTAAAAACTTCGATCTCTGCTCTTGCACTTGCATGTAGCGGAGGGATTTCCTCTAGGTCGAAGCTAGATTGAATGGAGTGAGAATCTGCAGAGGCATTTTTACACTTATCACAAGAGTCCTCTGGGGCAGCAATTCTCCATTCACTAAACTTCAAGTCTCTAGCTGCTTCAAGAAAACCAAGGTTATGTGCTTTCCTAATCTCTACATCTTCCATGAATTTGTTTCTAAACCTAAATGAATCAAAGACAGCTTTAACTCTGTGGATTCTATCACCCTTTGACAGATCCGCAATACTCTGCCTATCTACAGCATTGATTGTATCTCTGATCAGTCGTTCTATGTAGAAATCTATACGTTGTTGGATCTTGGAACGAGAGCGAATAGACGCATCAATTTGTTGATTACTATCACTATTCAGTTCTTTATAACCCCTCATGAAAGCTGCACTTGCTCGGCTATTGAGATCCTTAGACATAGAATCTTGAGTTGAAATAGCAAGCTGTCTAAACAGGAAGAAGTCAAAACCATTCTTATTAACCATCTCTACAAGGTCACTCTCTAAGTCATTATACTTTGGGGTTAAGAAGTCTGTTGTCTTTGCCTGTGGCTTATTAGCAGCTGCAGTTTTTGCTCTTCTTTCTTCTGCTTGTAACTGCTCCTCTCCAGCTTCAACTCTTTGAGTTTCTGTTACAGAGGTAGACCTTGAAGCAGCAGCAGCCTTCGCAGCTGGAGTGAAGGGTTCATCAACAGCCTGGATTAAAGCTTTGGGCTCATCTATTAGCTTCCAGAATGTAGAATGCCACTCTGGGAACTGTTCTGCTAGATCCTCTATCTCTTGGGCCTCTAGAGAAGTTGGGATATCAAATGGCTGTCTTCCCATTCCAATTCTTGCTTCATGAATGGTAATAGCATTTTTTGCAAATAGATCTGCATGGTGATTTTCTTTTTTAATCTGATGATCTAAATCGATCTCTTTAAACTTAAGGAACACTTTGTGTTCTTGGTTTAGTACATCAGAACCGAAGTTAGATTCTAGTAAAAGCTCACTAACTAGAAAATCATTAACCTGACACTCTAGAGTTCTTTGAATGTCTTTTACAGAGTCAACAAGATTCTGTGACATATTATCAGAAGTAGCACGGTTTGCAGTATTACCCTGGATAGTAATAAGTTTATTACGTCTAGTTACGAAAAGGTGATTGGGAACATTATAGCAATAAATAATCCCACTATAATCAACCTCACTAACATCTCTCTTGATGTTCAAAAATCTGTTTCGAGCTTTTCGTTCCCTCAGGTTAGCTCTTAGGTAAAAGAAGTGACCGATTTCAGGACTATGTTTTTCAGAAATATTACAGTTATATCCAGCAGATATTAGAAGTCTCTGGATCAAGTCAACAACAAGCGGCTCGGTTACTCTCATATAGTATTCAAGTCCGCCACTTCTACTGTCTCTTTTTCTGAAGGCTACCTTCGTGAAGTTACAAGCGAACACCTTCCTAGCTGCTAGAGTAAAGTTCTCTGCCCAGCTAAAAGCCTCTACCGTGGTAAATTTCTTGAAGAATCCACCCAGAGTATTAGCATCAATTCTTATGCAGTTCTTATTTCCTACCTTCTGGGCTGTCCAAGGAATTTCCAAGTCAGATAAGACTTTGATTATATCCTCTTCCTGACCAGTACCCCTTCTTCCTTTTAAGAACAAGAAGTCACCTGGCTCGTTCCACATAGGTTCATTGCCAGCTATATAGCCAGCAACAGCAGCAAGACTTATTTCGTCCTTGTGAGGTAATTTAACATTTGCCTTGTCTGCAAAAGAGGTTGTACTAAGTAGGTGACACTTGTACCCAGCTTTGCCAGCTAAGATATCCTTTGCAGACATCTTGGTCCACATACATTCATCGTTTGTACAAACCCACATGTCATGATTTGGAGTGACAAGAATGTCTACTCTTGAGTTTTTAAACTTGATCATCTTACCAACATAAGGATTTTCATACTTATAATTAGCAATGTGAAATTCAATCCTTTTACTTTCTGGATTATAAGTGGCAATCTTTTCTTTTGTATGATCGATAGCCCAGTGGAATTTCCACCCAGATTCAGTTAGTGTTTGAGTACTAGAATCGTAACATTCACCTTCACCCATATCTACAGCTGAAATACCAAGACCAGAGAAGACTCTCTTCTTGAAATGTTCAAGATAACTCTCTGCACGTAGGGCTCTATTCTCTGTACCAATAAGTTCGATATTGTGTCTATGAGAAGTAACGATACCGCCTTCTGAAGGCATGTATTGAATTTCACGTCTGGCGATTTCAATTTCTGTCTCACCCTGTTCTGTAATAGTTGCAGGTTGAGCATCGCTACCTATTTGGTAATGGAATAGTGGAAATAAGTGTTGATATATAAGAAGTTCTATATTCTCTTCAATCTTTCTAAGAGCACGAATATCATCTATGACTGGAACTAGAGTGGGCGTCCCAAACATGAGACCTTCTTTCTTGTTGAAGTAGAAATGTACAACATCTTCTGCTGCAAAGATCTTGAAGCTACCATCATGCATACGTTGTTTCCAACGGCGGACCTTACCAAACTTGTCAGCATCAACCAGCATTGTTTCTGGTGGAGCAATAAAGTATCCAGCGATTGGCTGTAATAGCTTCTCTTTTCCGGGAACCTGTCTAGGTTGTCCACCTGATGCAGACTCTTTCCTTACTTTTACAAGAAAAGCATTGGATTTTTTAATCAATCCAGAACCGATGGCTTTGACAAGTTCATCTGTGGGGATACTTGTAGCACGTGCTATTTGGTCAAGTCGTGATTTTATATATTGTATAGTACGAGGATTTGGGCCAACGAATTCATAACCTTCTTTAAATAGTAGGCCAATCTTCTTTAGGTAAGCCTGATGAACATAGGAGTCGGTATCCTCTACGCGGCCAACCTGGGAAAGATCATATTCAGACTGTATAAAGTCACCACGTCTACCCCTGTCTGTATTATAGCTAAGAACATTTGGCTTAACAGGTAAAATATTAGCTGGCTGCTTGTGTTCAGGAATAGAAAAGCCCTTAAGCTCAGGGCGAATAACTGGACCACGATCTTTGATTCCTACATTAATATTACTATCTGAAATAATAGGAAAATTTACCTTATCTCCAAGTTGAAAACCAAAAATATTCATTCCCTTTTTAAACCTCTGTATTATCAAGTTCAGCCAAGAAGGCTGCTAGCTTATTGTCATCTGGGGTCTGTGCCTCAAAGAAACACTGTGGTATTACCCTTACTGGCGTATTAGCTTGAGTTATTATAGCATCAACTGCCTGATCTACCTCATTATTTCCAGTTGGATCAATTGTTATATTAGATTCTCCCAAAATATCGTTAACATTAGTATCAAGAACAAGCATGATATTATTTGTTGTCGTATCTACAGATATTAACACATTACTTTCTGGACCTAAGAATTCTTCAAAGAATTGGGTAAGAACAGAGTTTGCAGCCTCTGCATCTGGTATTTCACAATTCAACCCACCAGAAAGAGCCCGAACTGTAGCAATTAAAAATTGTATCATCCTAACAATCAACAGCTTATCATATTGTTTTGTTAAGAATTCCAGTGTTTCCTGTTGACCCCCACCGACAAACTTATCCAGTTCAGATAGTAACTCAGCAAGAACACTTTCTACCTCCACTACACCACTTGTAACGATTCTTTTCAGATGAAAAACAGAAGAGCCTAGACTGTTCTGCATATTACTTATGTAGTCATCATAGCTTAAACCTGCAGATCTAGCGCTTCGAAGTGCACCACTAACAGCTGGACTATTAAAATCTACACCTGTTAACTGCTCAGTGCCTGTTATGCCAGTGATCTGTTCTAGTTCATTAGTTCTGCTTTCAATTGCTGAAATGTTCTGATTCTCTAAGAACCCACCGGTTTTTATTTTTTCTAGTGATGCGCTTAGTTGTCCTATTACACACTGTAGGGGGTCCGTAACAAGAACCTTGTATTGACCAAAAAGCTGTGTGATGTTTGTGAATATAGGTTCAAATATAGGCTGAATTAACAGCTTCATTATGTCAGTGCTCTCCAGTATCTCCTTGGATGTCTGCCTATATAACATTGCAGACATGAGGGATATCATTCTTTGTATATCAGGAATGCAAACATCATTAAGAGCTTTTAGTAATAAACATGCATCTTGATATACGTCAGAGGCATTTAGCATATTCATAATAAAAGCTAACTGTTTTAGATAGTTCCCTAGTAGATCTTCAAGTGTATTAAGAAGGGTATCGTTTAAGCTAAGCGCCAAGTCTGCCCTAAATTTTAATCGTAGAGAGCAAGGGACACATTTCTCTAGCCACTCTAATCCCAAGCCAGACATTTGATTTCCAGCTGCAAGAATTCCAGAAGCGTCGATGGGAAGTTCCACGCTAATACTGGATTCTGAAGCTGCATTTAACAACTGTTGTATTATATCAGGGATTGGTGGTGATATAGCATTGGTAAGGTTTGAGCTGGCACTATCGGCACCCACCTGCATCATTACAGTGCAGGACATTAGACCCCCAATAACATTATCCTCCGCAGGCGCAGAGAGCATCTTCTTCTGGAAAAGTTTAGCGACCTGCGAACAGTCTTGTAGTTTCGTAGCTTCCATAATATTAAACGGGATTTACAGGAATACCTGGACCCACAGGCGACCCTGGCGCTGGAGTTGTTACATTATGTATGTGACCAGCGATTTTTGAGTTCACATAAAGAGATCTTAGTGGATGCAGCATTAAGAACATTAAAGGTATAGTTGCAATTAGATATGCAGGAATAGGTACAGGTGGAATAATAATAGACATCTGATTAAGCTCAGGTCGCCTATCTTCTCCTGCTCCCCCAAAGTTAGTTTCAGGACCAGGATTAACAGCAGGAATCTGATTTCTCTGCCCAGCATCTTTTCCGTGTGCTTTTAAATCAGACATACACTTTCTATACATAGGAAATGTTATTTCTGTACAAACTTTAATACCAGAGAGATTGGGCAGTTCTTTTGCGCAATCTGGAAACAACCTGGCGGCTGCTTGTGCTGTTGCAAACTCTTCTGGATTATCGGGGTTTAGTGTTAAGACAACATCTTTTGCACGATCTGCAATTAGCTGTTCTGCGATCACGGCTGCTTTATTTAAATTTGTAAACCCATCAATGAGCTGTTGTATACGCTCAGGTGTTTCTATTGGAGGAGTAGATGGAGAAGGCTCTGGAATAGTATCTACAGACCTTGGTCCAACGAACTGGATCAAGGGTCTCCTATTTAAAATAGATTTATTAAACGCATCTAGCACTTTAGATTAGATTCTCCTGGCCATGTAGAACAAACTGCACATCATCAAATGTTTGAACGTCTAGCCCTGCTGGGATTTCAATTCTTACCCAGAAGGGTAGAAAAGTAGATGTATCTGGAGATGATGGTGCACCTATATCTGTGAAGTTAATAGTGTTGGCTGCTGCTGTATTATCCCAGTCAGCCTGAGTTGGTTGATTGTCGCCCTCAGATAGCTTCCACGTAAAACTATCTACTGATCTATCAACAATATTATTACCGCTAGTATCCTGCACTGTCATGGTGATATTGTCGTAATAATAAAGAGCACTATTATTTCTGACATATAAACGAAACTGTTTATAGCCGCCTGATCTACCATCGAATGTTACAGCTAGTGGATTAATTAGATCGCCGTTCTGGGATAGTACAGAATCGTTACTTGCCAGTAGGTATATTGCTAATGCCATTTATATCACCTTAAATATTCTTGCGCTTGGGTGGACCACCACGTGCGCCTTTTCTAAAGTCGGAACCTCTCCCAGGGGAAACATTTGACCTACCTGGAATATAAGACTCTTTCCGTTGTTTTTCAACTGGTTCTGTCCAAAGCGGTAAAGATTCTCTTGCTCTATATCCAAACTGAGTCTTATTTGGATTTTCAAAGGCAGATCTGTCATTGTCTGGCTTAGCAGCCTGTGCCTGCTGTAGCTGAGTAGGTGCGCCGCTTCCCATGTTTGGATCAAAATTATTGTGTCTTATTGGAGAAAACAATATGCGATGATCTGATCCAGGCTTGCCAAACGAGGTTTTTTCAAGAGTGAAGGCAACAAGAGCTAGCATTAAGGCATCAAGATTGTGATCTCCCAAGCCCTCACTGTTTGTAGCATACACAAACTGTCCAGTTGGAGATACGTTCTTGACTATGTAACCCATCAACTCTGCTGCCATCTGAATGTCACTTTCGGGGAATAGAATATCTCCAGCTTCAAACCTTCTAACTGAATTTTCAACTAAGAAGCCCTTTGCTGGTTTATTAACCTTTTCTTTAGTAAAGGGATCGTGGGTCTCTACCTTGCTTCCGAAGTCATAAGCTTTAACAATAAAAGGAAGTCTTGAGTCAATATGCTTAGGTCCCTTCTCTGGATTAGACATTGAGTCATAACCAAACTTATGCAGTACTTCTACTTGCATTGCTCCATAGCCACGATCTACATAAATAGCGAATGGTCTCCACTTTCTATTAAACTCTGCGATACGATCGCATGCTGCAAGTTGTGTCCAGCCTGCTCTTTGAACAATGTCCTGATCTACAATGTAGAACTTACTAGTTGCTGGATTAAAACCAATCACTCTGATGGTTGTACCAATAGCTGGAGAGTTCCAGTCTACACCTATACTATATAGCCAGCTTGGCTGTGGAGACATGTCTTCATATTCATAATCAACCTGTGCAGCCTCAACGTATTGAACCTGGAAGACACCCTCTTCTTGTTCACCAAAGTCAGCCAAGACTTCATGCTTATAGCCGATATCCGTATACTCATCTCTAAAGTATTGTTCCATCTCTGGATCCCAGTTAGGATTAACTGCTGATGAGTAATGAAACTCTCGCCACTTATCAGAACGACAGTTGTCATAGAACTTCTCACGTTTACCAGATGGAGTGGAACTCATCCAAACAAGAGCGTCTGGATGGTCAATGGTGATAGCCATAGCAGCTTCGACATCAGCTTTACTTAGATAATCTGCTTCATCAAACACAAGCATGTTAGCATCTTGACCACGAGCACTAGCTGCACCACTTCCTGACTTAGTTCCTGCAGTGAAACCCTTTATATAGGAACCATTGTGAAGCTCCATCGAATATTGAGGAGCTTTAACGTTTCGTCTAATAGAGTTAGAAAGTGCAGGTTTACTTTGTAGTAGTTCTTGTAAACGAGCAAAGATTAGATCAATTTGTGATTGAAAAGGAGTGATGAGAACAACTTTAAAATTGTTATTAGTGAACATGTGAAACAGAATAGATATAACAAGACTCTCTGTCTTGCCTGCTCGACGCCCAATACGAAAGATTTTTCTTTCTGCTGTACAATTATGAACTATGACCCCATCACTAACAAAGTTGTGACGTGTATCTACCTCTATATCGTAGACAGGTTCTTGGCCAATCAACTCTATGCTTTTAATTTTAGTTCTAGTAGTAGTCTTTAGTTTTCCACGCTTTTTATTATGATTCCTTTTTTTAGTTTCTGACAAAGCTAATAAAGACTTCTGTTCCTTTCCATAGATAGGACCAGAAAAATTCAGAAAGGTTTCTATATCACTAATTCTATTAATAACTAGAGACCTAGATACGTCTCCATTCTTTTTCATATCGACATAGACCTTACTCGTTGCAATGCCAATCTTTTTTAACAACAGTCTATATAATCTCAAGAAGTCATCACTACCGCTAGATAGTGACAATACTACCCTTAGGTGGCTTAGGTGGTTTTCTTTTTTAAGATAAACACAACCATCACCAGACCACGACCTGTTAATAAAATAAGACAATGCTTCTTTTGAAAACTTAAATGCAAAATTAGTAATAGATAACTCTCTCGTATATTTATCCCTACAGCCGATATCTCTTAAAAACACCAGTAGCGGATGTGATTTGCCAGATATGCTAATTGTCCAAAATTCTTTATGAGAAACCCCATCCTTGCTAATTTGAGCAGGCCTGTAGGATACTAGTGGACGATTTGTTTTAAAATGTTTTTGAACTAAATCAGCGAACTCTTCAACATATTCTCTTCTTGTATTTGAAAACTGAACAACATGCTTTTGACCAACAACGCTAGTATTAGATACGTAACCATCTGTCACAATATAACCTAATAGCTTTGCAAGATTGATTGAATTTTCGTTTCCAAATATTCCAAAGCTATTTAATGTATATACACGATCACCCACAGAGAGCCCCTTTTCTATAGAGGAGTAGACTCTTTTAAAGGACTTGTGACCAAATAATTGATTAGTTGCCCCAGCTTTAACCCATGAAAGAATAGGGTGATTGTCAGTTACTTTTAATATATCACCATTAGTGAGTTCTATTTTATAGATATTTTTGAGACCATTATCCCAGGTGTTTAATACTTTATAAGAGTTTTGAGTCTGTTTTCTATTTTCATTATAGGTAACAACCTTGTCTCCAACTTTTACATCCTTGATGTTTCTAACAGTTCCATCAGCTAGAAATATTTTAGAATCCCCTTGTAAACAACGGAGCATTTCTGCCTGATAAGGACGATGGTAGTTAGAGGCTCTTCCTGGAAACCTCTCTACCAACCTGTCACGTTCTTCTGCATTTTTTCTTATCCAGACACTGTGATCTGGATCAAGACAATGCCAATCTAAAACTTCTGCTGCCCAAGTTACAGGATCCAGAAGCAGGGCAATGTTGTCATGTGCTGGAATGAGTGATGCTGTTTCATCACCTACATAAGATTCAGGGATGCCTCCACATTGAATCTGGAAGGTTGAGCCCTTTTTTAGCTTATGCTTGCAGGTGTAATTCTTAACGCAACTACGACAAGTTTCACTTGTATTTAATAGATTGAGTGCCAATGATTAGATACCGCCGCCGAAGCTGCCAACTCCAAGGTTCCCTCTAAGGCTAGCGCCTAAGTTACCATATGATCTACGTGCTAAGCTCGCCATGTAATTGAAGTCTCTGCGGCCCTGAGCCCCCATGTTTCCCATACCACGCATTGCGCTAATCCCCAATCGTTGACCACCTGAGATATCCCCTGTTATCCCTTTCATACCACGTAGGTGTCCTGATCTATATCCACGTCTAGCACCGCGCATGCCAGCTCTACCATAGCGACCCATAGCAGCGCCACCCATGGCTCCAGTAAGGGCTCCGCCCAAACGACTTTGTCCACGGTCACGACCTATAGTTCCACCATAGATGCCGCCACCAGCTGCTCCAGCTAGAGTTGCCATATTAGCAGCACCGATTGCTTGAGACCCCCGACTAAAAGCACCTTTGGCAAAATATGCGCCATCGCCAACCACACTACCTAAGAAAAAACCTGCCCCTGGCATATTAAAACAACTCCTATCTGTGAAGAATTCTAGCTTCGTTGCCTAGAGTTCTAGACATTGCAGACCTATCTCTAGAAAGAGATCTTGCTGACTGCATCTTCATTTGATTTAGTGTACCATAACTATCCATAAATGGTCTATACATGTTAACTTGCCGATTAGAAGTGTAAATCTCCTTACCCTTTTGGTATGCAAAATATCCACCAACGGCTGCAGCTCCAACAGCCCATCCATGAGGACCAGCGCTTATTGCCATATCAAACAGTGCTGCTTCACCCAGACCCATTAACACACCAGCACCAGCACCGTAGTCTTGTCCATAGGAGTAATATCCCGTTCCAGCGCTAATACCATAACCTGCAACTGTTGCAGTTCCAATAGCTCCTGCTTTAGCAAAACCTGCTGCACTACGAACTTTTTGAGATCTACCGACAGCAGAAAGACCAGTTGATATAAATCTACTTATCATCTTGTTCTACTCCCGTGAAGTCCAAAGACAAGACCCTGAGTGGACTGTTGAAACTCTGTAGACCGATAACTTGATCTTTTAAATTGTTGAGTATAGGATTTCATTTCACTTCGCATTGCACTTGCTCCCTGAGCTGCAGCCTGTAGCCCCCCAACTGGATCATCAGATAACATTCCATAGGCAAGGAGTCCCGCACCTGCGACTGCCCCTATCTGAGGAATAGATGCACCAAATGCTAATTTAGAAAATGCATTTGCAGCTTTATAAGACTTATTAGCAGCTGGACTTGTTGCAGCACGATATAAACCACTTACACCACTACCTGCTAAGCTTGCTGTCTTTAAGGCTGCCCCGCCAATCATCTTTCCCCTTCCAGCCCACACCTTTCTACTTCTACTTCTCATTTTCTTCTCTAGAAAAGAATCGTGTGCGCCTACATCTGGGGTAAAGCTCATAGCTCTGGAGGTTGCACCTGTTAGGTTCTTTCCTGAACTCATATTTATATTACGATAGGGTTGAGGACTACCATAATATCCCTGTGCAAAGTCTTTTGATGAGTTTGGCAGGCCAATTGGAATATTATGATATGCATCTTGTAAAAAGCTCATTATATGATTCTATCCTGATCTTGATCTTTTACCACCAGAAGAACCAGATCTTGATAACTCTTCAGATGCAGCTGCTTGTGCTTTTGCCCTACGAAGCTTACGTGCTGCAATTCTCGCTTGACGTGCAGGGTTTACTTTACCAGAAATAACACTTTTCTCAGCCAGTGCTCCTCGGTTAAGATCTAGCGGCATATCTAGCTTGGCTGCGTGTCTTTGAAGCTCAGAGATGTCCATAGCTGTTTCTCTTACGTTGTATCCATGGGCGGCTACGGTCGACATAACCTCTTCTTTAACAGAACTGCCTGGTACATGCTCAAAGCTTTTTATATTAAATTCAGTATTTACTTTACCAGCAAAGCCAAAGTCGATAACACCAACCTGGCCTTGTTTTGTTAACATGACGTTTTTAAAGTGGAGATCACCATGGACGTACCCTTTCTTGTGCATGTGTTCAACGTTCTGTTGTAATTTACTCATATGGGATGCCTTAAATAGACCCTGATCAAGAGCATCAGCAGCTGAATGCCCTTCAAAAAGCTCCATGTCTATAAAATGCTGCTTATCCTTACTGCCTGATGCATAAACAGTGGGACCGAAGCTGTCTTCAAACTTTTGCATAGTTGAAACTTCTTCTGTTCCCATCTCTCCTCTTTTTCTAACGAAGGAAAATTCTTTACCTCTAAATTGACCTTTCATTAAATAGGCTTCACCAAAAGCACTTTCGTCACCAAGACGGGCTCCCTGCTTAGCTGTACTTAGTGCCTCCTGGAATCCCTTACTCTGTGTCATCTGTTTAAAGGTTTCCTTACCTTTAGTTAGAGCACGTAGAGCATCCCAACCAGAACCAAACCCTGTCATCTTCTTGCGAATATTTTGGGCTATCCCCTTGTGGCCCATACCTTCAATAACATTAAAAGCATCATCAAATCCTTGTCGAGATTCAGCAACTCCAATAGCTGCTTGTCTTCCAAGCTTTCCGCCACCTAGGCTAATAAAGGCACCTAGCTCATTTTGTTCTCCTGTTTTAATAAAATCGACAAGCTGTTTACGAAAATTAGATGATCCCGTTTTGACAAGCTTTTTTGTTAACTGTGGCTGCTGCGCAGCTGCTACAGCTACTTCTTTAATAGCACGTCTATTTTTTAGTCCTGCATAGATATACTTAGTGGCCGCAAAAGTACCTGCAGCACCAGCTATAGCACCACCTGTCAAACCTCCGCTTGCTGCAGTCATTCCCAAGTGAATCATTTCTGCACTTGCTGCTGTTGTGGCACCTATAGCCAGTGGGGCACCTTTCATTGTATCTGCAGCAACTTGAGCTGTTAGATTATAAGTTTCATGAACACCACCCTTGATAGCAACTTTACCAGCTTGTAACATACGGGCTGCAATTCTTATATAGCCACTACCAAACTCTGTCATCTGTTTACGAAGAACTTCAGCAAAACCACCATGTCTTAAACCTTCTACTGTATTGTATTCATCATCACTAGCAGAGAAGGCACTGGATAGACCATTTGCTGTAATTAAACCAGCTGCAAGGATGCCAGCACCAGCACCAAACCTTCTTAGAAGTTTAGGTATGTTCTGCCAGGCAACCCTAGCTCTTTCAGACTTACTGGGATAAAAGAACTCTCCTGCAGCTTTTTCTGCTTTAGAAGGTGCACTTTTATATCCTGCTACTGTAGAGGCTAACCAGCCACGAGCAAACTCGGGAGTTTCAGCTACCCTCCTCATCTCTCCTGTACCAATGGCATCGTAGAGGCGTCGAGTCATTTTGACATCAGCACTACTTTGGTGGGCTTGTGAGGTTAGCTTCGAGTCGGGCTCAAGTAGGGGAAATATCTGCTCCAGTCTCCAACCACGAGCTAGGTAGTCCTTCACAGCAGATGGACCTCTTCGCTCTACTTGATTACCGAAGGCCTCCATCTGACGAAGCATGTTGTATTCAACTGGTCTACTGGAGTGGGGCAGCTTCTCCCAGGCCGTCTGGGCCTGGCTCCAAGTTTTGCCACCCAGCTGCTCCCTGAACGTCCCCTGTTGAAGGTGAGCACCTATGGTCTCTCCCAGTATCTTCTTTGTTCTAAGACCAACGTCTATTTGTCTGTGACCCCTCAGGGCTGATGATAGTTCACCCTCAAGTCCATGCATTCTAGCTCTTTGTTGCATGAAAGGTATATCGAAGTTGGAACTATTAAATCCAACGACAGGGCTACCTGCTGGTGCTCCCTGTAGTCCTGTTATGAACTGTTTGATTACATCTCTTTCTGGAAAGGTTCTAGATGCTTGTGATACCTGAGGTATAATATTTTCTTGAGAAAACTTGCTTAACCAGCTTCCTGACTGGGGATGGGCAAATGCTTCCTGGACCAGGCTCCTGTTGGACGAATAGGACGCAGAGAGGATGGAAGAACCCCTCTTTCCAGAAGAATCTAGTCCACCAGTCTCTATGTCGAATATGAAGGGCTCAGGGAGCTTCAAGTCTAATCACCAGACTTATTGTTACCTTCATCTATCGTCTGGTCAATAAGAGATTCTGGAGTTACGATCTCTGCATCTATTATTTGGGAATCTGCCTTTTTAACTTGAGATTGTAGATCTTTAAGTTGTTGTTTTACATTGGCCATGCTGGAACTGGCATCTTCATCTGTTTTCTGTTTTAGAGCGGCTTCTCTTCTGTATTTCTCCTGTCTGTCTCCAACCATCAATTTAACTAGTTTACTTTTTCTGTTGGCTAGTTTTTGTTTTTGTTCAAAGATTGGTGAGACTTGGAGGTTTGTTATTACATTGCCGTCTCTGTCTATGCCTACGGATTGATCTGTTACTAGAGTTGCATTCTCTGGTCTACGTAGGGTCATTGTTAGTCTCCACTGTAGAACTTCTATTTCTGCTAGTTCAGTACATATTCCTATTTCTGTGAAGGAGTTGGGATCTACGTCATACTCTACTACGTAGTTCATTACTGACTCTTTTAGCATAGTTGTTTCTAGGAGGCAGTCTTTGTCTAGAGGTGCTTTGTTCATTTGTTGTAGGGCACACTCTCTAGCAAAGGGGCATTGGCTGGCTGCACATCTCATGGGGGCAAAGGTTGCTGCTCCTGTTGCCATCTTCTTTAGGGTTTTTAGTAGGACCTTTTCTTGTTCTTTGTTTAGTTCTATGTCTGAATAGTCTTCTGCTCCAGCTTCTAGTGTTTGTTGGAGTGTTTTATGTGTTTTGTTTTCTATGTCTGTCCAAGCTGATTGGGTAACTATAGATAGACTTCTAGGTGGGGGTAGAAGTTCTTCTAGTCTTAAGCTGTCATCTTTTTCGTCTGTCATTTGTTTTGATCCAGAAGAGGTGAGTTTGTGGGCCTTGTTGTGGTATTAAGCTCTTCTTTTTCCCTGTTGAATTTCTCTAGGAGAGATAGTATTTCTGCTGCTGAGTCTCTGTAGAATATTTTTTTAGATTTTATATAATACGGGCATTTGCTGCCAAATCTAGAGGACTTCTTGATCATGCTCATTGCTTCTAGTTGAGAGTTGTTTAATAGTTTTCTAATTTGTTCTAGTGTATCCCAACTGTCTGTTTTGTGCTTTTCTGCATGGTCTTCTAGGATCTCTTCCCAGTCTTCATCAGAGAGATCATCTGGTTTTTGTAGGATGGTCATTTAGATCTTCTCCAGTCTTTGTCTCCTGCATCTTTGAAGACAGAGAAGGTTTCATATGTTCCATCAGAGTAGAAAATATGTTGTATGCCTTGGTAGGCTACTGGTTCAGACTGTCCCATCATGAGTAGGGGGTCGTAGTCTATATATTGGTGAGATATTGTTTTAGACATGTTAGTAGTCTTCCTCGTTTAGGTCTTCTATTAGGTCTAAATAGCCTACACCTGAGAATAAGGTTCTTGTGGCCTTTTTAGTTTCTAAGTCTACATAGCGTGGGTCATTAGGTGAAAGAAAGTTCCCTGGCGTTGGTTCGTTGATGCCATGCCAAATCTCTCTGTCGTATTTTAGATCAGGGCCTGAGATGTGGATAAAGCCTGAAGGGTCTGGGTCTTCTAAGTGTATAGAAGGTGGACAAAGTCCAGAAGGAGTAGAGATAGGGTCGCTCATGTGGGTCTCCTTGGGTTTCAGTAGGAAACCTACGCCTCTCTTGCGACAGCCTCCCATGGTCTCAATACCTCTGCAGATATAGAGCTTGTCTTCAATTAGAACAGTGTCACCGGGTTTGATGTGTTGAGTCTGAGGTTGCTCACGGCCAACTGCTGTGTAGACATTTCCCCTGCCTGCTATGTTGTAGACGTTATCAGGGATAAAAGAAATAGGGTTCATTACCAAGTCCTTGCTACATATAGGTAGGAGAACAGTATAACTCCTAGGGAGTATAAAACCAACAATAGAATCACCTTGATAAAAACCCTTAGGGGGACGTTTTCCGAATATTATATTATTTCAGATTTAGGCAAACCTCAAGTTGGGAAAATTTTTCCTTAGGTAGGTGTTTTCCTAATTATTTCAGTAAGGTACCTAGTGGTGTTTTAGGTAGTAAGAGACTCCTTACTCCTGATCGACCCCCAGGGTAACCCTTAAACACTTCATTCTGAATGTGTTGTCTTGGGTACCTCTTCACACAATTTCGTGTGTACAACCAAAGGATAAGTAAGATGTTTGATTCCATCAAAAATAAGATGAATGCTCTTCGTGTTGAGATGATTGCTGGTTATGAGAGTGGATACCAGAAGGGAAAAGAGAAAGAGGCCGCGATGTGGACAGCTACTGCTAAGAACTTGCGTTCTGCTGCTGATAGGTGTGATGAGCGTGCTGTTGTGTGTCAAGCACAAGCATCTGTTACTGTGTGTGTGCCTAAGCCTGTTGCATTAGTGCCAGCTAAGATGTGTGTGCCTGTTGCTGTTGATATTGGCTGATGTGTATGTGTGTATATGTACATGGTGTATGTATGCATGAGTTAGTGTGTATCCAGTAGGAGATAAGTATGAGTAGTAAGTATAGTGTTATCAGTGTTTTAGCACGCCTTGTGTCATGTACTGATGTACGTTGGCATGTGTATACTTCATGGTATGGGGTGATGCGTGTGTCTTTCACTGCAGGTGGCTTACCTGTCTGTGATGTCAGGTGCACCCGTCGTGGTATGGACAAGGCACTGGTGGCTATGTCCTGCTATAGGGATGCACTACCTGCCCCTACTACCCAGGCCAATAATGATAATGAGTGTACTCCCCCTATGGGTATCATGCCTGTGGTGGTGGGTGAGCTGTTGATTGACTAGTGTACATACCCCTCCTACGGGAGGGGGTGTCTATATGGGGTGGTGCCCATATACTGATGATGCCAGCCTTGGCGAAACACAAACAAAAGGAAAACAAGATGAACGACATTAAACGAAAAGAACTGTCTGCTGAGCTTCAGAACTGGTGTGAGGAAAGGGATCAGCTTGAGTACGACATCTCTGAGGATGAGAAAGTAAAGGTCGGGCTTGTCGATGCCCCTTTTGCTTTTAAACACCAACATGAGAGTTTTCTCAGTGATGCAGCTTGGAACAAGCGGCGTCTTGTTCTTGTTCAGAAAGAGATTTCTGCTATCACCTGTGTTCTCAATCGAGGCTAGGTTGTCACCTACTATGCTTGAGCATTACGAGTGTTCAAGTATAGGATGGTGGCAATTAAGCCGCTGATACCGAAAAGGAAAACAAGATGTCTAAGATTAAACGAAATGCCCGCCGCTTGGTTGCTACCCTAATGATCAAGCGTAACAAGACCTCTGAAGCAGTTTACAGGAAAGTGGCGATTAAGACAGGTTCGCGTACGTTGAATAAAATGGCCGATACAAAGGAATGGGCTAATGACAATTTGAGGCGATATGCTTCAGGTGGGCCTCTCGTGAGTGTTGACACTTATATGGAGAGTACTGCTCATGCTAAAGAACTTGAATACTACCTATGTGACGATATGGGGCGTCTGGCCCAGTGGGTAAAAGTTAAGAGTGAAAAGATTGAACGATATTATGCAGATCAGCAGGTGGACTTTCTCAAAGCTCAACCAGTTGATAATAAGAATTAATAAAATAAACCTTCCCATATGCTCCTAATCATGATATTCCTTTATTAGTTTTACTAATATAAGGGTAGGGCTTCTTAAGGAGGCATAATTAGGGGTATGTCCCAGTAGGGAAAATAAGATAAACTCGCTTAGACGGCCTCTCAGGAGGTCGTTTTTTCTTACTCACTGTATATACAGGGCCTCCGGCCCATGTGTATTACCATAACCTAAATTAAGATAGGTACTAAGCAATCCTGCCCATACCTATATTCACTCCTTCTGGACCATAGAAGTAGTGTTCAACTATATAATAAATAGCCCTACTAGTATGTATCAAGTATTAGATATACACGTATATGTACTAAAGAAGTAAGCTTATTAACTATATAGTAAAGAAAGAAGAACAAACAGATGAACAAAGCAATCAAAGTAACCCTATATAGCCTATTCCTTACAGGATCCTTCTTAGCAGGGGTATATATACCTATCTGGGGAGAAGGTATCATATCTATAGAGGGGTATAGACACGCAATAGCCCTATGTGGAGATGAGTCAGACAGTGGTATGACACCAGATAAAGCCACTGTATGGGTCAATGATGATATTACCTATATTATCAACTCAGGACATGAAAACGATAATGAAATTAAGAGGTTAGTGCGAGTATCTAAGGTAGAGTGTGAGATGTTGAAAAAGTATAACCAAGCGTTATAGAATGCCTCTAATAGGTACCTAGCTATTATTGTGTAGTATGGTATACTTACCATAGCACAGAATGGTACCTAGAGGGGGGTAGCCTGCAACACAAGATACCCTCGCTACTGGCTGGGATTCGCTACTCGGCTAGCTGATTCCAGGCTGATTCCAGCCTGATTCCAGGTTGTTGTATGATATCTTCACTGTTTAGCTTGTTATCTCCCCCTCTCTCCTTCTCTCTCTTGTTTATAACCTCCTTCCTGTGTCTTCTCCTCTCTGTATATGCTATAAACTTTTTATTTGTTTATATGTATATGTAGTGTTTTACTTCTTTAGTTTATTCCGAAAGGGAAAGAAATGTTTAAGAAAGTTACGGGCCTTTTTGTGCCTACTGATGGTGTCTTCTTGCTTAGGTATAGTGATAATGTACTCCTTGATGAAGACTATTCAGTGTTTAAAATAACCACTGTTTGTGGCTTTGTTGTTGAAGCTACTACTGTATATCAAGGTGTATATAGCCTGTGTGGTTTCTCTACTTCAGAGCAGATTCAGAGGTCTATTGACCTTGATCCTACTGGGCAATACCCTGAAACTTATAGGGAAATTGTTCAATTCAGTGATATGAAAGAAAGGTACTATCCTAATGATATTGGGCATGTGTTAAAGCCTATTCCTGAAAAAGAATATCCGCCTGTTATGCCTTGTGACTGTGGTGGTGTTTGTGTTTATTGTGATCCCGATCCAATTCAGGATGGCTCTATGGATCTTCCATTCTAAAAAAAACAATCTAGAAAATGTGAGGTTTGATATGAGTAAATATACTGAAATTGAGTGTAGATTACATGTTCAAGAATTTACAGCTGATGCTGAAACTTGGGCTGTTAATGCTCTCAATTCTCTTCGAAAAGGGCACTCTAGAGATGCTGAAATCTTCTTCAAATATGCTGATTCAGCAGTTGAAAATCTTCGATTGTGGGAGAAAAGACTCCAAAAAGTAGAAAAATAGGGTCTCACAGGATGCCTTTAAACAGTGCTTTAGAGGCATCTTGTACCACCGTATCGAGTCCTAGTCTAACTAACCTATAAGCCCCTATAAAAGGGTGCGAGAAAAGAGAAAAAAGATGAGTATGTCTAAAAGAGAAGAAAAAGAACCTGTTGTTGAGTATCAGAAGTATCCACTTCCAGAAGGATATCAGGGGCCGCGTTGTGGCTGTTGTGATTCAACTAATGTGAAGTATGAGCATGCTGATGATTCTGATGAGATTAGATATACATGCTTTAAGTGTGGATATTTAACAACTAAATAGTTAGCCGAAATACTCCTCACATGTAATGTGTGGGGAGTATAGTGTTGGTATTGTCTATCCAGCACCTGATGAGGCAGGACCTCGTAACATGGTAATAAACAAAGGAAAACTACCATGACTGTACAGATGAACAATAAACTTGAAGTAAATGCTACTGAAATCTTGAAGAAAGATGGATTTGAGGGCTTGCTCTTTGAGCCTGATCCCATTGTTATTGAGTATGACAATGAGGATTGGGAACTTGATGAAAATGACTATGTTCGTCGTATTGATGAAATGGAGCAGCTTGAAGCACGTAGTGGTGATGAGCTGTGGGAATTGGAGAGAGAAAGAGATAAGGGCCTTCAAAGGACTGCTTGGTCAATAGCATCACGTGAGAATGATCGTATCTATAAAATGGTAGTGCGTGATCTTCAACTGGATGACACAGAGTGTGTTGATCAACATGCTTTTAAGCTAGCATTCCGAAGAAGAATGGCTATTGATACTCGTACCTACTTCAAGAAGGTTCGTGAGCTTGTGTTCATGAAGCTTTATGCACTGGTCACTGGTGTTGAAGAAGGGCTTGTTACTAAGAAGTACCTCAAGATGTATGCAATGGCTGTATATGCTAAGTCAGACAGAATGTTGAAGTCTAAGAACTTTGGTGGTCATAGCTGGAGTGGTCTGCAAGTGCTGAAGAATGAGGCAGTGTGGGCTATGGAGGCTGTTGGTATTAAACCCAATGCCTTTGGCATCTTAGGTACACAAGTATGGAATGTGAAAACAGAGTATTCTGTGATTGCTGATTACTATAAACGTGCAGGCTTTAGTCTCGTGAAGAATGATGGAAAGACTTTCTATCTCTCTCGGACCTTCTATAGGCTTGCCCATCAATTGAGTGGTAAACAGATGCCTCTCATCTGTGATCTTAAGAAGGCACATCTTAAGAATGCTCTTGTGTTTACTCAGGAGCTTTTTGAGCCCATTCAGCATGAGTGGAACAAAGTAGCTAACCCTGATAAGGATTGGCGTACAGACGTGTATAACGCTGTGTATGGTGGACGTGAGGATAGTAAGCCAGCTAAGGCTACCAATCCTCCTGTGTATAACTGAGTAGAATATGACCTGGGTATTGTCATTAAAGTGCCTACTTCTAACAACAGATAAAACTAGAAAAGAGCGAAGTGATGTCTACTTTCCAAAAGAAACTGTTTGATATGGCTGGTCGTGGTGAGGCTTATGTATTTAGAAGCCATGATCGTAATATCAGTATTGTGCCTACTGGTAAATATGCTGGTACATGGACTTATAATAAGATTAACAAGAGGTTGTCTTATCAATCCTGTTTAGTACCTAAGCCTAATGTTGTTCAGGTTGTTGACAAGTCTAAGCCTGAATATTTTGGTTTTGGACCTAATAAAACTACAGTTTACTATCTTAAGAAGAAGGCTGTGGCCATGCCCCTTCCTCAGTTTGTATATGAAAATGCTAATAAAGACTATAATTTTACTAATAATAAGTCTTGGATGTTTCATGCTAAGGAGAAGAAGCGTTCGTCTGGTGAGGTGTACAGGTGGAAGGTTTTCCAATCTCGATATCTTAACCCCTTTCAGGCTATTGCTGACACGATTGCTGAGAAGATGTTTGAATATGAACTTCTTCCTTCTTCTGAAGTTGTTGTATATATCTTGGGCCTGGCTTGTCCTCAGGTACTGAAGGCATTTAGTGAGAATTCTAAGTCTGCATCACATGCCATGGAGTGGCTTGTGAATCCTAATTCGGTTAAGTTTTTGCAGGGTATGGGCTCTCGTAAGAGGCAGAGATTTGTATGCAGGGTGTTTGATATGGGTATCAAGAAGGCTATGAAGAAAAGCTTTCCTCGTGCTCATCCTGCTACTCGCAATGTTATTATTAACTCGCGAATTCTCACTTTTAAAACAGCTAAGTTGTTGTCCTGGACCAGGAAACCTCTTTGCGCGACTGTGTTTGGTTTTATTGAGATGACTGGTGTTCAATCAACAAGTGATAAGCGTAGAATGGAATCTATTGGTTCTAAATATGGCTCTACGGGTCTTTCTTCGTTTGTTAATTTTAGGGCAGAGCTTCTTCGTGCTCGAAGAATGAATCTTGATATGGCTAAGTATAATCTAGAATTAAATGTGTCACCTAAGTTGTATGCAAAGTGGCATAATGAAATTGCTACAATCATTCGTGAGCACTTGGATAAGGCTGATGTTGAAAAGAATACCTTAGCTGAGCTTGCTCATGAGTATAATTGGGATGAATTGTATACTCCTTCTGAGATTACTCCTCTTATTACAAAAGAGGATTTCCATAAAGAACACAAGATTATGAACCATTGTATTGATGGTTATTTTCGTGACACAGATTGCCTGTTTGGTCATGTAGAGATGACTGCTGAGTCTGCAACTTTTATGATTAATAAGTCTGATGGCAGGATTGTTCAACTATATGGGCCTCGTAATCAACCTGTCAGTGCTACTATGCACAATTTTGTGAATATGTGGTCACTTAATAGTGTTGTTCAAATTGACCATCTAACTAACCTTGGACTGAGCTAGGCTACGCTCCGCTCCCCTCCCTTCGGGAGGGATTGCTACGCATCTATAAACCAGTTATTAGGGACTGTATATCCCTATGGTTTTGTGTGTTTAAATTAGTCTTTTCTATAATAATTAAGAGGTGTGTTATGACATCACATGATACAGAAAAGTGGAAAGCTCAGTTTTATTCTAAAGTGAGTGTTGTTGATTTTTATGAGACTGTGATCTCTCACTGTGTTCACGAGGCTAAACAAATGTGGCCTTTACGTGTTCCCCCTAAGTCGTCTGATACCAGAAGGGCGTTGTGGGAGTATGCTTGGGATCACTGTTCTCCTGTTGCTTATATCTTGTACTATTCTCTTGAAAAAGATCGTGGGTATGCTACTAAGCGCTGTCTTCAAGAGCTTCACGATAGTGGTTATAGTTCTTATAAATTAGGGATGTGGATTGCTTTTCAGATTGAAAAGCTTAATTAGTTTTTTCTATTTAACCAAGAGGTGTGTTGTGACTTTTGATGAGCATGCTAAGAAGATTATGGATGAATTGCATACGCTTAATGCACGACCTGATAGTGTGTCATTTAGTTATTGGAATTCTGAGTGTTCTCGTGCAGGAGGTTTTAAACGCGACGGAAATGCAGATGAAAAGACCAGTAGTTCGTTATGATGTAGAGATTAACCTTCTAAATCCCCAAAAGTGGAGGGATTAACTATATACCTAGAAGAGTTTGTGAAAAAACTTGTAGAGGAGAATTTATGATTACATCGTTTCGTGGAGAGTATCGTTTTCTTTCTAACTTTTACCCTGTTGATATTAGAATGCGTGGTGTTGTATATCCTTCTATTGAGCATACCTATCAGGCTGCTAAGACTGTCTTCCCGCATGAACGTGAAAAGTTTCGCACTTGTTCACCTGGCCAGGCTAAGCGTATGGGTCGTAGTATTACGCTACGCCATGATTGGCATAACATGAAGCTGGATGTAATGGAGGGCTGTCTTAGACAGAAGTTCAAACGTCCTGATCTTAAACAACTTCTCATCGCTACTGGAACTAAAGAACTAGTAGAAGGAAATAACTGGGGTGATACATATTGGGGCTGCTGCGCAGGCAAAGGCCACAATCATCTTGGTAAACTACTGATGAAAATCAGAAAGGAATTATAATGAAGTTTGTTGGAATTTTTATTAGCGTCGTTGCTATCTATCTAATCTTCTATGGATCTGTATGGATACTTGGTGGTCTAGGCAAATCAAGCTGGTCTATTAATACAGTGAATATCACATCCTGCACTGATGAGAGTAGAGCTTCTCGTGGTCAATTCATTCTTGATTGTATCAGGAATGGTAATCCAAAAAGTGATGAGGAACCTGAAGGGTGGATTAATATTTGTAAATCTCTAGCAGAAAGTACGCTTTGTGATACTGAGAGTGGATTCTACTACTTCGCTGGTTTTAAAAGGACTAAGTATATTCCCTGTAGTCAAGCTAAAGAACCTCGTGAACTATTAGTGTGTGGAAAATAATGCTTACATTTTTTCTAATAACGTTCTCTATCGTTATATATGTAACAATAGGAAGTTTTTTAGCTGCAGTTCTGGGAGCATACGAGTACTCCGATAAAGTTGATGATGATCTTATCCCATTCTTATGCATATTTTTTTGGCCTTTAGTTATATTTATCTATGCTCTATATTTTACCTTAAAGTCCCCTATTTATTTTGGTAAATATCTTGCTGATAAAATAAAAAATCTTATTCTTTCTAAGATTGATTCAAATAAAACAAAAAAAATGAACATGCTCAGCTCCCCGATTGATCAAATCAGTCTTATGTACATGTACTAGAAAGAGAAAAAGAAAGAGAGTGTGCGTGATGGAAATTCTAGCTATTTGCATGATTACAGTTGTGTGCTCAGGCCTTCTACTGGGGCTTGGAGCCGAGATCCTCACAGACTATGTACTCGTAGAGTATGTTAATAACCATGTTTACGGAATGAGTGCTACGCAAGAACGTGAATGTTATATTCCTCTAAAACTTGCTGATGAAGGAAGCATGACCGCCAGTGGTATTATCCTACTGAATCCACTCCTAGAAGATATTGAAGCATGTACACTTGCTAGTCTAACAGCACTAAATGTTCAGCAACCCCAACAAGACTCACCATTCTATGACTGGATTAACAATCCCAGTAAACCAACCAACGTTGTGACTCCTGATGAGATTCTTGAACTACCAAAAGATATGACACTAAAAGATATCTTTGGTTATGAACAAGAGGAGGAGCTTGACTTCGAAATCATTGTTCAGCATAGCTGAGATAGCAAAAGAAAGAGAACAGGTAATGAAATTACAGATGTTTGTCCCTCGAATCTCTAATACTAAAGAGCTAACTCTCCAAGACATGGACTTGGTCAACCCAACCTTTCTCATCCCTACTGGAATCTCTAAAACAGAATTCAAAAGAGCAATTACTGCTTCAGCAAAAGAACAAGGCTGTATTGTAGAAGGTACTCCTGAATTTGAAGAACTAGTTGTAAAACTTTCAAAAGCAATCGCTGGATACTAAAAATGACTACTAGACAATACGCTATGACTAATGGCTATAAAGTTGGTGCAAAGCTAAGATTAGAGGTTCATCAAAGTTATACTCATGGTCCTTGGGTACCTAGACTAACAAATACAGGTACAGATCTTGGTCCTACAGGTGTATTTGCTCCTGGTACTGTAACCCATATGGATACAAAGTATCTTGTCTTTAAATATACAATTGCCCGGCAGCCCATTTTTTATTCCATACCTTATGTCTATATCCATTCAAAGCATTTCCCCCAATTAGTAGTAGATAACAAGATTGTTCCAGCTGAAAAATGGGTATTAGGTACAAAAGAAGACTATAAAGTTGGCACTAAAGTAAAGTATGAACTAGGTGTCGATGGATATCCCTTGCTTAATGCAAGAGAAGTTGGCACCCCCTGCACACCTGTAAAGTCTCACATAACTACTATCGTTAAACTAGAAAATGACAGGTTCTCGATTAAACATTCTGGTATTCCACGGAGTACTAGAGAAGTTCCATGGATCTTTTGGTTTCGTAACAGTCTTGAACAAGGGTTCCCTCACATACTGCAGTCTCCTGAACAAGCAGTTATTCCAAAAAGAAAAGAACAACCTCTTCCTCGTGTTGAAATAGCCTCAGAGCTTATTAGCTTTGCAAATATTCCCCTACCTGTGTATAACGATGCAAAGGAAAAGATTGAAGCAAAGATTAGAAGAACTCTTCAAGAGTGGCCATGGAATAAAAACCTGTCTTGTAGACTTGAGCATATTGACAATAAAACATTTATGACTGCTAAGTGGATAGACAAGACTTGGTAGTGAAGTCTATTGAGAGAGAAACATTCACCTGGATTGTACTACCTACGATCATTGCAGTAATCATAATTACAATTGCTTACCACTTTAGTGGTTCCTAATACGGATAGTACAAGTCCCAAATAATAGACACGGACCTTAAGCTTAGCGGTTAAGCAACTCCCTCATAAGGAGCCGATAGCCAGGGTTCGAATCCCTGAGGGTCCACCACCTACTAGTGGGATTAATACACTAGCCGATGAGAGAAGATAGAGTACTCCTGTGTTCCTAGGACGACTAGGCGTGATGATGGTAGCGTCTCTATCCCATCAACTAATTCAGAAAGAAAAAGAAATGATTTTACTTAAAGAATGGGTCATGAGACCAAATTGTTTCATGGGTCTTGTTTACAATCATAAACACTTACCTGATGGTGAATTTATTCAAACCAGTAAGCCAGTACGTGTAACAGTTCAAACTGGAGTTAAGGGTGCGAATAAGATTGTAGTATTAGAAACTCTCAATACTGTGTACAGGCTAGGACTAGCTTATCCCTTCTACAGAGATAATACCTCTGATGAAAACATTAATAGTGTCTTAAAAAAGATGAACGTTCAAGTTGTTCAAGAAGAAATAACTCTTAGCCAGTAAAGGATTACAATCATGACAGTCAATAAAGATAATCGCCGCCGCGCTGCTGAAGAACGTAAAGAGATTTCAGATAAGCGTACTCCTCAAGAACGTGTAGCTCTCCTTGACAGTCTCTTCGGAGAGGGAAAGGGTGCTAGTAAAGAACGATCTAAACTTGCTAAATTGATGCAAGATGACGTTTGATAAAGAGTGGTATATCTTCAGTCTGATCAGACAGAGAGATAAAGTAAGGCGTAAGCTAAATAAAAACAAAGATGATTACTTGGTCATTAGTGATCTTCAATATGTTCTTGAAACAATGGCAAGTAAAACTCAATATGCTCATCTTAAAGAGCGTATCAATGAGTTTAAAGGATATGAAAGTGGTACCAACGATCCCAACTCAACAACTTAAACTAATGCCAACACATCGTGTTCTTTATCACTTTGATAAGCATCGCAACAAGACTCGCTCTGATTCTTCTATGGAAGATCAGGTTAATCTATGTTGGCTTCAAAAAGTTCTACAGGATAAAGTAACTAAGAATGTTGCTGCTCATGTAGTACAGGAGAAGAAAGATGGAACATCAAAAACAAAAGATTCTATGCAGGTGTGAATCCTGCGAAGCAATAAATCAGTTATCACGCACATTCTTAGTTAAAACTGCAGGTGACCTACTAGAAGCTAACGTGCCAGCTGCCAACATCTTCTACACTCTTGGAACCGTAACAGAGTGGATGAAAGATGAACTAATAAAAGAAGGTTACCTAAAAGAAGATCTAGAAGATCTCATGGTATTGGCAAAACAAAATAAAGAAAAGGAAGCTGATGAAAAATCATAAAACAAATAAACCACGAGGTAGATACCGTGCCCTTAACATGGGAACAAAAGTCTCACATATCTATGACAATAGTGCTCGTGGCGTTGTAAGTGGATATGACCAAGAAAGTAATGTTGTATTCGTTGATTTTGAGGATGGTAAGAATCAAGTTTGTCTTCCAGAAGAGCTAAGGGACATGACCCCTCCCCCTCCTAAGAGAGTCTGGAAAAGAGGAGGAGGCAGGTAGTGTTAGCAATCACAGGTGTAGCATTTGTTGTTACCTTGTGGGCAAAGAATAAAACCAAAGATTCTATTTAAAATCAAAAGTACATGAGTCTCATAAGGTTGATTAGAGTAAGATTTGCTTATTCTATTTAAAAAAACAATATACAATTTTACCTATCAAGTTGTTTGTTGTTAACTGGTTAGTGATAGGATATCTAAGAAAAAAAAGGAAAAACAAATGTCCCAAGATACTAAAAGCACCGAAAACGCAACTGAGATGGATCAAATTATGGCATTGTCAGATTTGAACATCGAACAACTCCAAATCAAGGCGAAAGACCTGGGGGTGGAGGTTCAAGACAGCGCAGTTGAAAATGACTATGTTGAAGCAATTGTTGAGGCAATGGCAGAACGTAGCGACGAAGTTCAGACTGAAGTTAAACATGGAAATCTGATCTCTCTTCGCAGTCGCGACCAAGATGGTAATCCTATCGAGGGTGCATCTGACTTGCTGAAGGCAGCACGAAATAAGATTCTTGCAAACAAGGAGGCTGGAGTTCAGTTTGATCTCTTTCTCCAAGATCGCGCAGGAGATAGTTACAACCGACGGGCACCAGGTGTTCGTTGTACTAACAAAAATATGCATCGTATTGAGGAGCTTACCTCTCTTCTTCCTGACGGAAGTCAAGATGCTGTTTGGGAACAGTTCAAAGCTAACCCTGAACAGTTTGAGGCACCTGTCCTTGCTCATATCAACCGAAGAACCAGCAATGGTAACAACCGAAGTTTTGTCATGCTCTATCTCCGGGAAAAACAAGAGAACCTTGTAGAAGTTAACTTCTAAGAGCTGCTTGGATTCAGAGAACGATGTGCCATGCCAATTGTTTTCCAGATCCCTCGCTAGCATACCGAGTAGAGTATGCTATTTATGGATTAAATACTGGTGGTATACAAAACTCTCATGTTCAACAAGCATTAGATCTATTATAGAATAAGGATTAAACGATGAGTACTTTTATCTATAGCTCTGCTGGAACAGCAGGATATGTTAAGTCACCCAAGGTCAAGGCCGACGTACTTGATTCGATTGAGGCTTATCAAAAAGATAAGGGTAAACCACCAGAGCGTGTATCATTCATAGCCTGGACACCTATCAATACAATTTTTCTTACTAATCTTCAAACTTCTATGTTAGAAGAGTTACAGTATGTCAAAACTGGTAATCTATATGTACATGAGCTAATTGACACTGTGTTTGGTGTACAAGTAGAGTTAAGTACAGGCCCAGTAGGGGAGAAGAAGTGAGTCATATTGATGATCTTGTTGCTCGTAATAATGAGCTAGAGAAACAATTACTAGAAGAACGCGCACGCTTGGAAACGATGGTGGAGGCTGCTGAGTTAGATCGAGAAAGAACGAAGGCTCTCGATGCTATCGACCTTGCCAATGAACTAAACGATGCTCTAATTCTTCGTGCTAAAAATCAATGTGAAACTCTAACTAACCAGGTAGGCAGAGCAAGAAATTATGCAAAACATCTAATAGATTATATTGCAGCTGAACACGGAGATACTACTTTTAAGGAATATCCAGCCTTATCTGGGGTTGCTAAATTAATTCTCGAAACACTTCAACCTAACCTTCCTCAAGGATCATCATCAACCACGGATGATTATATGGACTTGTCTACTCCTGAGAAGTGTTTACAAGCTTGGTTTGATATTGTTGATACCATGCCTGGTCATGACCATGACACACGAGGGGCAGCACTAGCCCTGCTTGCTAACATACGTGCAGCAGCAAAGCGTGAGGTCGATACTACTCTTGAAGAACAAAAACAAGAGTATGAGACCAAGCTAGCTGTTCTCTATACCGAAATTGAGGATTCGAAAAAAGAATATAGTAAACTTCTAATTTCAGACATTAACGAACGTAGAGTATTAAACGAACGAATTGATAATCTTATAAATGGTAGAAGGCAACATGTAACTGAAGCCAAAGCAGATCGTGCCGAGGTCGAGCAACTGAAGGTGGATCTAGCCGCTCTCGACACTATCCCCACCGAGGAGGAGATATGAACCGCTGGAGAGTTTTTGGAGCGTTCATGGCGGGCATGGTTGCGGCCATTAATCTCAGCTGCCTGGTTGATACCAACCCCGACTACGACGCCCAATGGTGGAAGGTCGCACTGGCGACATCATTCGGCATTTGCTGTTTTTTAACCACCAATACTGAGGAAGAGTAATGAGTAAATGGAGTGATTTTAGTCGTGGAGCTGGAGAAGGCCTTGCTCATATTGGCTATAGTATCGGTATCTTTATCGTTCTTATGACACTAGGTATCTGTGCTAACTGCGTAGGTGTAATTCACGTAATAGATAAGGTATTTAGTTAGTTGAATCTATTAGTACTACTTCTTTTTATATATCATCCCTCTGATCCAGATATTAAAATGGCTCAGGGGAAAGTATATGGAGAAGTACAAGACTTTGAAGTACAACGAACCCCCTTTGTAGATCAAGATGGCAACAGTATGTGGTTGCACCCCAAGGTTATCCATCCTCTTTTGGACCTAGTTGAACAAGCTAATAAAGATGGACACTTCATTAAATTAAATTCAGCACACAGAAGTCACAAACACCAGAGAAGGCTCTGGTTGAGGATGCCTGATGTGGCTGGTCATCCTGATAAACAGGGACCCTATAGTCACCAAACTGGCTATTCTATAGATATAGCTGGTACATTGAAGAAATTTTCCCACAAACAAAAAAGAAGGTGGGAAAGAAGAAATAAAAGAAAAATGAGGGTCTCTCATTGTGACAAGAGAAACTGGGGGTACATATGCCCTACTATTTTGTATTGGTGGTTAAAAAGAAACGCCCCATTATATGGTTTTATTAATGATGTCAGAGGGGAACGCTGGCACTGGACATACAGAAAAAAGGAGGATTAAAAAATGAAATTATTGTTTTATCTATTGATTGCAAAGCCAATTATCTGGTTACTCAGAAGTATAGTATTGGTACACTTGTGGGCCTGGTTCGTTGTAGGAACATTTAATATTGATCCTATTTCTGGACCCCAGGCTATTGGCTTATCCATATTAGTGAGTCTTGTTACTTTCCAAATCCCCTCAATGAAAGTGGTTAATGAGGATAATAGGTTACTTTATACCTTTATGACTACTAATATTATGAGCCTTGGTGCTTGGGTTAGTGGTTATATTATTAGCCTGTTTTTATGAAAAGAGAGTTTTATGTACTATGCTGGCATTGGTGCTAGAAAAACGCCTCCCTATCTTCTTAAATACTTCACCTCAGTCGCAGAAGGCTTAGGAGTTCAAGGATGGATCTTAAATTCTGGTGGTGCTGATGGAGCTGATACTGCATTCGAAAATGGTGCACGCTCTATTTGTGCAAAGAGGAATATCTTCCTACCCTGGAAGGGCTTCAATAAAAATAATTCATCACTTTACCTAGAAAACATGTCTAGAGATTTAGTAAATTCTGCAAGAAAAATTGCTGAAGATTTTCACCCACAGGGTAATCGTATGAACCCTACTGTTTCTCAGTTCATGACTAGGAATACCTTTCAAGTACTAGGGGTGAATCTTAAAACCCCCGTATCCTTTGTACTATGTTGTAGTCCAGGAGGGTATAAAACAGGTGGTACATCACAAGCCATGAGAGTGGCACGTGGTTATAATATTCCTGTTATTAATACATCTAATGCAGGCTTTAGGGATAAGTTAAAAGCTATAACAGAAAAGGTACGATTTTAAATTTACGTGATATCATAGGTGAATGTCTGAAGAAGAGAATGATCTTGAGAGATTTATTAGATTTAGCAGAGCAATAGCTAAGAACATACCCACCGAAGATGGTGAGGAGCTTGGCGACCTACTACACACTAAACATCAAGATGATCTAACAGGTTTAATGATAGACCTGGCCAAGTGGCTATTAAATACTGGTTTTGATGAGGATGACACCGTTAGTCTTTTAAAAGCAGCAATGACATATTCTGCCTATATCGCCTTTAATACAGAGGCAACAGAAAGAGAGTTAAAAGCATGAATCGAAATTATACAGGATGGAAGCCCGGTACCAATTCACGTGGACTTCCCAGTCGAGATGTTGAGCAGCCTAAAAACTATGCAAATTCAGTTACTTCCAAGGAAACTGATATTGCTAAAAGCTTTGCAGCAACATGTAAGAAGGCCACTGATGTTATTAATGACATGATTGAACAAGGCCGACTCCCTGAATCCTTCTGGAATACGAAGGATAAATATGAAGAAGTTAAACCCACTGCTAGACAATACCGTCGCTATCGCCAAGGTCATGGTCTTGCATATCAATATGGACGTTAAAGATGGATAGAACTATTGCACGCAACTGGATCGAAGCACTTAGGAGTGGAAGATACGAGCAGGGGACATGTTACTTGTCTCGTAATGGTCGACACTGTTGCCTAGGTGTTTTAGCCGAAGAAATGGGTTATGATCTAAACTTATATAGAATTTCTGAAGTGCCTGGAGACTTGTTTCCAGATTTCGAAATGGATACCTGGCCCCTAGGGGGAGAAGAAGGAGATCCTACTGTATTATTAACAAAAGAAGAAGTATCGAAAATGAAGGTACACCTAAGCTTTAACAAATTATTAACAAAAGAAGAAGTATCGAAAATGAAGGTACACCTAAGCTTTAACAATAATATGCAGAGCACTCTAGCAAAATTAAATGATAGTAGAGATTTCTCTTTTGAAGAGATTGCCAATATTATTGAGAGGCAGATAGATGACATCTAGTAAGCTTATCGTGTGAAAGGCAGGCTTACTCCAGTTTTGTTGTTGATATATGAAACTGGCTAATTAATGCAGAGACGGTCAGGAGGTAGAAGCTCGGACCTTCATCCTTTAAAGAGTGGAACGATGAGATAATCACCAGACCACGTATCAGTGAAAGAATAGTTCACTATGTAAAGCTCATAATGTTTTTTAAAAAAGGTTAAGCCTGATACAAAAGCAAGAACTATTTAGACATTTCGTTGCCGGCATGCCAAGACGAAGTCAGCCCTGGTGAGTAAAGCTTTTCAGGAAAACCCGAAGTATGCCTATGGGGTCCTTTGTTAATGTATGACACTAGCCTAGTATTAATTAGAGAAACCTATTTAAAAAGGAACACAAATGAAACCAGGATTACTCTCTATCTTTTTAGCTTTCCTACCAGTGATATCTCTTAACTTGTTATTTGATAATGATTGGAATACAACTTGGCATGTAATAGGGAGACTTGGAATGGGTATTTGGTTTGGTTTAATTTCTGTACCAATTGCAAATAAAGTACTAGAAAAATAACCATTAAACTTGACAATAATATATTGCCTGTCTAATCTGTATAAACAGAGGGTTACTAGCTTGCATGGTGTAAGCGCTCGCCTGAAGAGCGAGAGATCTTGGATCGTTACCAGGGTAACCCACCAAAGGATTAATGAGAAAATGACCTATGTACAAAATAACATCCAGTTCGATATTCAGCATGCAGCGCATGCCAATATTGACGTACAGGTCTTTAAAAAAGCTAAACTTTCCTAACCAGCTCGATCCAACTTATCTCATTAATCTACATCCAACACATAGGTCCCTAGCAGCAATAGAGTTTCTTGATTATGTAGACTGTTGTCACATAAATAAACTAATTGATGATCAATTGTATGAATCTATACGTAGTGTAGTTAAACAAATATGTGAGATTAGAAATTGATTAGTGAATATCTACTTGGGTTCGTAACTCAGAGGCAGAGTAGTCGTCTTTTAAACGATAGGTCGAGATTTCGAAATTCTCCGAGCCCACCAATGATTAACCATATAACAATAGAGCTTTAAATGGCACACAATAATAATATAACTAATAAATTAAAACATTTCCAGAAAATTGAAAAAATTAAAAAAAGAATTTGGTTTATCCTTCGCAAAGGTAATAATCTAGTCTACACATCTCCTAATGCATCAATATGGAGTGACGAGGATTTTTCTATAAAAGCTTCTGATCTTCAACTGGGTTATGATAAAAACTTACAAGAGTTACTATTGAGTCAAGTTGAAGAACTAGGTCAAGCAATCAACGATGGAATTGAAAACAAGGATGAGGATATAGATAACGATCAAGGTTTAAAAATTGATTTTTATGACACAGTAAAAGACAATTCCTATGAAGGAGATATACCATTTTAAAACTTAAAGAATGTAGAGTGGAGGAGAGTGGTAATTCAGTATTCCAGGATGCGAGACTAGGTGATGGCGGCACGGCTGTTAACCGTGTAGGGGCAAAAGCCCCGTAGGTTAGTTCGAATCTAACTCCTGGAGCCATTAAGTTAATATGTGCCCTTAGCTGAGTGGTTATAGCGCCGTCCTGTTAAGTCGGATACCTAAGTTCAATTCTTAGAGGGTACGCCAAATGGGATTGTATTTCAGTGGTAGAATGCCTCCTTTACACGGAGAAGGTCGGGAGTTCGAATCTCTCCAGTCCCACCAATTAGGAAAAGAAAATGGAAGACAATCTTATTTACTTAGTCAACGCAGGTGATAATTATTACCCACGTGAGTGGAATGTAATTTTCATTACTAAAAACAAAGAAGAAGCTGATAAAAAAGCAGCAGAAGCTATAGAAATAAAAGATCGAGAATATGGAGGCAAAAGGGCCGATTATGATTGGTCACATCTGGTGACCCTTAATCCGGCAACCCTTTCCTGTACTGGACCGTTTTAAATTTTTGAGGAAACAATGAACCCTGAAGAAAAAAAAAGAGCTAAGAAATATTTTAATATTAAAAAAGATATTAGCGATGAAGATATCCAAGAGTTTTTAGATGAAGAGGTACATATCTGTAAAAGCCATGAAGCTTCTGATATTAATAATAGAGGTTATTCAGCTCAATTAGAATATCTTGGAATATAGGAAATATATATGTCTATAACAATTGTAGTACTAAGTGATGGAGAGACTTGGGAAGAACTTAATGATGCTCAAGAAATCCTTGAAGTTTCAGATAAAGAGTTTGAACAATTAAATAATGGTGAATTAAAACCAAAAAGTCTCAATCGTGAAACTCTTGAAGGGTTAGTAAATCTTGAGTCACTGTGGAAATATAGATGACTATAGGTCTGCTAAGTATTATATTGTTGTTAATATCTAATATAATGAGGAGTTACTTGTAGAGGTGTAATTTAATTGGTAAACTACTTGGTTTTGATCCAAGCTTATGCACGTTCGAGTCGTGTCACCTCCGCCAATGTAAGGTCTAGAACTAGTTGCAACTAGTAGGATATCCAAGAAACTCTACCTGAGCGCCTTACGCCTTTTAAATGGATGCTTAAACAGATGACACAAGTTGAATTTCAAAAAATGCTATTAGAAACCCTGGAGTGGATGACCCTTAGAGAGTTAGCAGCTTTATCTTCATGTCAGGTTAGTGATATGAAGGGGTGGGTCAAAGGTGATTATTCACCACTAAACTCTATTATGCTCTTGCTTAAGCAAAAGATTGGAAAGGAAAGAATGAAGAAAATCCCATACGAATCTCGTATTGGTACCTATGGAGGGACAAGGTTGAGTTAGTTTATGTGGCGATGGCCGAGTGGTTAAGGCGGTATACTGTGAATATATCTTTCGTCTGTTCGAATCAGACTCGTCACCCCAATAGGAATTAGTCTAGTGGCAAGACCGCAGGCTCTGAACCTGTAGACAGGAGTTCGATTCTTCTATTCCTAGCCAAGAGTGATAAATATGAAAGTAACAAATTTACAAGAGTACAAAAATAGATTAGCTGATGAAGATAAAAAGTTCCAAAAGGACAGGGTCACCCATGAAGAGACCCAACTTATTCTCTCCTCTATTCTGGAACACAGTGAAAACAGAATTACAGTAGATGAAGCAATGAAAGTAATGAAGTGGGCAGAAGAAACAAGACTAGGTAATTCAATACTAGAAGCAGTATTAAAGAAAGAGATTCTGATATTAATAAATGAAGAAGGAGAGATTTGTTTTAAAACAGCAGAATAAACATGTGCGCCTGTGGTCCAACGGTTCAAGATCTTCGCCTGATAAGCGAAAGAAGATAGTTCAACTCTATCCTGGCGTACCAATTGGCCTATTAGTGAACTGCCTATCACGCTTCCCTGTCCAGGAAGAATAGAGAGATGGATACTCTCATAGGTCGCCACGAAGTGGAAAGCCACACTTCACATCCACAAGGCAGTAGCGTTGTGAATATTTAGGCTTGACAAGGTACGGAGAGACGTCGCATTTGGGCAGAGGCTACCCCGCCAAGGATGACTCGGAATATACACGGGGGAAAATGGGTTCGAATCCCATCATGTCCACCAACAAGTACGGAAACGTCGCCGTCGTAAAAGTAATTAGACGTGACGAGGGAGAGACCTCACTTACTCCTGCGTTGCACACGTGCTAGGTTTGAGCAGCCTCTACTCTGTAGTTTAAATTTGGTTCCGATTAGCCCACGTTACGGGCTGTATTATTTACCTAAGGATATTATAGTGAAAAACCCTTACTACACAAAAGAACAAGTCAAGCGTATGCTTGAGAACTCTTATAGAACAGAGAAGTTACGCTTAATTCAACAAGTTAATGAGCTTACTGATACTTTACATAGCGTGTGTAATAATCGTGAGAGTTTAGAACATAACGATCCCGAGCCAAAAGCATGGCCCGAAGAGCTTAAGAAATGGTGGATAGAGACTCACACTAGAAAAGTTACAGAACAAAGTAAAAAATTAGAATTTGAAAGGTATATTCTACAACAGGAAGATCGAAAATTAATTAAGCAAGAACAATATGTTCTAGATCAACTTGCAAGAATTCGTACTATGTTTAATTAGTAAATAAAATTTGGGGGATCTAGATGGGCTAGACCTTGCACTTGCACTGCGAGAGAAAGAGTTCGATACTCTTATCCTCCACCATCAGAGAGAAATGCAGGTTCGAGTCCTGTCCTCTTCCGCCAATGTGGCGGAGTAGTTCAATTGGGAGAACGCTCTCGCTTTTTAAAGGAAAAAATGAAGAAAGTAGAAGGTTGGATAGGTCTTGATGCAATTGAAGATTCTGAAAAAGAAGTCTCTCTTTTAAGAGAAGAAGCTATTTCTATCCTTGTCGATGATTTAGAAACATGGGATCCAAAAGTTCTTCGTGAATATGCCAAGACGATTATGAGAGAACGTTTAGAACAATATTGCAATAAACATCTATTGTCTGAATATAATAATCGAATGGCTTATGAGATTAAATCTGTTATATAATATAATATGGCGTAGTAGCTTAATGATAGAGCCGTTGGTTTTCAGCCAACTTGATGCGGGTTTGAATCCTGTCTACGTCACCATTCCCTGTGATAACTTTAGCAGGAGGACGCAAGTGTATTAGGGTTAAGCCTGTCAACTTGTATAGCGTAACTCAGTGGGTAGAGTACATGGCAATTAGCCATGGAGCCGTTGGTTCGATTCCAACCGCTAGTGTCCAGTTTTCATTTAACATAGGAGTATTTGATATGGTTCAGGTACTTAAAGAAGAAGATGGTTTTCCAGTAAAGATGTGGACAGGGGGTGTCTATGTCGAAGATGGAGCAAAGCAGCAACTTCTCAATGCATCTAAGATGCCCTTTATTCACAAACATATTGCAGCCATGCCTGACGTTCACGTTGGTATGGGGGCTACTATTGGAAGTGTTATTCCTACTATTGGAGCTGTAATTCCAGCAGCAGTAGGTGTTGATATCGGTTGTGGCATGATGGCCGTCCGTACTTCACTAACAGCATCTGATCTTCCTGATAATCTTCACAAGATTAGATCAGCAATTGAATCAGTAATCCCACATGGTCGTACTGATAATGGCGGAGCCAATGACAGAGGTGCGTGGACTGATATACCAGACCGTGTAGATCTAGCATGGGGCAACGTTCATTTATTGTACGTGGTAAGGGTAATCCTGAATCTTTCTGCTCGTGTAGTCATGGTGCAGGTAGAGTAATGAGACAGACACAGGCTAAACAACAATTCACCGTTGACGATTTAATTAAAGAGACAGACGGTGTTGAGTGTAAGAAAGATGAATCAGTTCTTGACGAATTACCTTCTGCTTATAAAGATATAGACGCTGTTATGGCAGCACAATCAGATCTAGTAGAAGTACTACATACTCTAAAACAAGTCCTTTGTATTAAAGGCTAGGAAAAAGATGACATTTCATAATAAGCGTGGACCTGATGGAAAATTTATTTCCAATAAGCAGGCAGCTAAGAAGAAAAGAGGTAAAAAGGTAAAGACTCAAACCGTACAGCAGAGAGATTCTCAAGGTCGGTTTTTAAGCTTTAACGAAAACAACACAGGTGGTAAGTCGACACCCTCGAAGATTAAACTACCTAAGCGTGATGCAGCCGGCAGGTTTCTCCCTTCTGGGAAAAAGAAACCCCGTCGTGCACGTTCCAACAGTACATCCAGTATTAATAGTAATGTTAATGAAAACAATGTAGTAGAACAAGTAACTCACGTAGCACTTGTACTTGATGCATCTTCATCTATGCATCCTTATGTTGCCGAGGCTCTTCAGTCCTTCAATCAACAACTTGGACAAGTAAAACTAAGTGCAAGAGATACTAAACAGAAAACCGCCGTTAGCGTTTCCACTTTCGCAGGCAGAAGTATTACTAAAATCTGTAGCGAATCCTTTCCCGAAGCTGTACCTGATGTTGGTCGGTTCAACTATCGTACTGGTGGACTTACAAATCTTATCGATGCAGTTGGTCAGCAAATACAAGACTGGACCACTAACAATGATTATAATGATGAAAATCATAGTTACTTAATGATTGTTATCACTGATGGAGGAGAAAATAATTCTCACAAGTTTGGTAGTAGATATAATACTAACAAGATTAAAGCTATGTGTAAGGAAGCTCTTCGTACAGAACGTGTAACATTTGCATTCTCAGTACCTCCCAGGATGTCACAGAGTATTGAGTGCAACTTTGGTGTTCCACTTGGTTGTATTCAAGAGTGGGAACTTAGTGCGGTTGGATTTTCTACAATGTCGGAATCTAACACTCTGGGTACTCGAAGCTACTTCTCTGCACGTAGTAAAGGTGCTAAGAAAGTTGGCTCCTTTTACGTTAATGCAGATAAGATTAAACAATCTGATCTAGACAAAATGAAATCTGTAAAATCTAATTTCTTCAGCTGGACTGTTCCAAAAGAGATGGATATTACTGAGTTCGTATCTGGAACAAAGAATAAACAGTATACTCCTGGTAATGGCTACTATCAGCTTATGAAGTCTGAAAAACTCGGTGCTAATAAGGATATCCTACTTCAGGACCGAGTTACTGGTGAGATTTTCCAAGGAAATGAGGCTCGTACTCTCCTTGGTCTTCCAGTTGGAGTTGATTGTAAGATCAAGCCTGGTAATCATGCGAATTTTTCAATCTTTATTAATTCAACATCCACTAATAGAATTCTTGTCAGAGGGACAACTTTCCTATATCGTAGGTAAATGAGCCCGATGACTTGCGCAGTTACTAGATTCTGCCCAGTATAAAACTAGTAATAGTAGTTGCTGATCTACTCTATCAAAATCAGCAATTTGTGGGCCTGTGGCGCAGTTGGGAGCGCAATTCTATGGCATGGAAGAGGTCGTCGGTTCAAGTCCGACCAGGTCCACCAATCGAGTCCGTCGGCAGAAATGCTTTCTTCCGAAAATGTAAAGGTTTTTTATTTTTGCCTTGCTCCTGAGAGGAAGAACTGGAGATTAACCAGGGCGGCTCGTGTCTATGGGTGTAAGTAACTGATACCGGACCCGGAATTATATCAGAGGAACTGTCTTTATAGCGCTATCTAGTATCGGCTCGGTCAGAATCCCTCGGGGGATTCGGACTTAAAAAGACTACCGAGAATGAGATTTGGGTTCGACCCCTAGTGCACCCTACTTTTTAACAAACACAAAATAATATCTCATGTCCACTATAAAAACACACGAAGGCTTCAGAAGCTTTCCCGTTCTTCTCTGGGAATCTTACCCCCCACAAGGGAGTAGTAGCTGATGTTCTTGTTGGTAATGAACGAGACATAGGCTTAGGTGAGCAGTTGATGCTTGATGAGAATATTTATACAGTTAAAGAATTAATACTGTATTATTCTCAACAAAAAGAGAGTATAGTCGGTGTTGTTAGTGAGGAACTGTTTCAAGCAATCGAAATCGTTATTTAGGAGAAGAAGTGGTTATTAAACATCCAGTAAGTGGTATTTCTAATGTTCATAAGTTTAAGGATAAACCTGCGCCTATTTGGGCATTTCGAGCAATGATGATTGCCTGTATTGTGGCCGCAATGTTCTCTTTCTTTTCTTATATGATAGTGCTCACTGATAGGAAAAAAGATGAGCGTCTATCTAATTGTGAAGCTAATTTGGTTCACGATATGAAGATATGTATTGAAAATGTTGGAGATAAAAAACAGTGCTATCTTGAAATATACAAAAAAAGCTCTACACGATGGGGTGACCCTTGCGATTAAACTGGGATAAAATAACACGTATAGCTCTTGTAGTTGCAATAATTCTTCTTATTGCTGTCTCGGGCTATACGCTGTTTCTTTCAAACCAGTACCATGAACAAAATATTGCCCTAACTGCTAAAGATGCTGAATTACAACAAGCTAATCTAGATATAGGATTATCTAAGTCTAAACTTGTTAAGGGTAGAGAATTAGAAAAAGATTTACGAACTAAAATCAGAGGGATGGAAGATGAATTCCAAAAACTTGTCAGAGAACATGAGCTTAAAATCAAATCCAATGATCAAACAATCATTGCCCTCAGAAATCAACTTGTTGGAGGTACAACAACTGTTGTCATCCACGATGGTCCTGACACAGGAACAATTACAGAATTACCAGAAGAATGCAGAGAGTATCAAGCTTGCAAAGCAATCGAAGATAGCCGTATCAGTTACAAATGGCAGGATCCTTTGGAGCGTTTCTCCCTTATAGATCCAAACATTTGGGTAAAAGGAGATGAGCAGTTTACAAGCTCTCAGTACTTCAAGATAGAAGGCTTTGTCTTTGAAAGTAAAGAAGGACAGCTCCAAACTCGCAAAGTATCAGTAAAGGAAGTGGATAAGGATGGAAAAGAAATCCCAGGTGCAACTACAGAAGTGGTCGAAGCGAACTTCACTTACACCAATAGATCAGTGGAGAACAGAAGAGCAGGCATACTTGATGTCATTACACTCAGACCCTATGCCTCTTTCGATACCACCTTCCAGCCCGGCTTCGGCCTTGAGTTACTCAACCTTGGAAGATTTATACCTTACGCAAATATCGGAGTTGGACCCTCAATTTCCTTCGATGTATCTGACGTTCTTGGGGGTAGTCTTCAACGCGGGCGCCTTGGCCTTAGCGCTCAATACCATCTTGTTCCCCCCATTTTCGATACTAACATTGCTATCGGCATGGGGGTTGGCGTTCCTTTCAACAATCTTTCTTCCCCCGTATTCTCGGTAAGTTTAATCTTTTATCTAACACCAGACCTTAATCCCTTTTCCTTCTGGAAAGATAGACCAGAGATTCTTGGTATTAA